TTCATATTTGTAAATACATTAATATCTAAAATATTTTCAATAACGGATCTACGATCAGCCGCTGTCAATTGCATGAATGGAATGAAGGATGAACTACCAAGAATTACTACTTGAGTAAATGTCTTGTAGTTCATTTTTATAATCTGCTGTTCAAGTAAGTCTTGGTAATCTGATGTTTTTGCATCCTGATTAATTAATTTACCATTTTTAATTATCTCAAATAATTTTGGACCAAGACCACGACGAATTACATATTCGTCAGATCCAATTGAAAAATACAATTCAACTAAACATTCTTTCGTGTTGATTGAATTCTGAAGCTGTGGAATATTAATTTTTCTAAATGGTTTACCAAACAAAGCAAATGTAATCGAATCCAATAATGCAAATGATTTACCACTTCCATTTTTTCCACACACCAAAGTTGTTGGAGATTTTAACAAATCAAGTTCGGTAAACTTATTACCGAATGATCCAAAATTTTTAAACTTTATCTTCTTGAAGATGATCATTATCTAATACCTTCTCTGGAACAATCATTGAACGAAATACAACTTTTTTTTCTTCGTCTTTTTCAAATAGAAATTCATCTGCTGATTTTTCAATCATAATGTCATACTCTCCATATATAATTCTTTGATTATCATTTTTATTCTATCTTTATTAGTAATATTTTCATTCATATCAATCTCTGAAGCTATGATACTGATTGTATCTTGAGTAATATCAACTTCAGATTCTTCATTATCATTATTTTCAAAATCTTCTACTACGGTCAATTCTTGTAATTCACAAGTAGACAATGCATCCATTAGCATATCAAAAATTTTCGGTTTTTTCTTATTTAAGACAATAACCTTTACATGTGTATTTCTGATTTTATTTGCATCTGGTTTTTCGAATCCATTTACATCATCATATTTAATAATGTTGAATATTTTTCTAGTATTCTCAATGAATTCTAATTCTCTGGTATCTGTATCTAAAATAGAAAAACCCTTTTTAGAATTTACATCACCAAAACTCAATTCATATTGAGTACCCAAATAATGAATATTTTGTTTGGATTGACGTAGATGAAAATGTCCAGATAATACTTTGTCGAATTTACTGAACATCTCTGAATCAGATCCAGAGGAATGACGGATGTTCGTAACTACTTCGAATCCGTTGATTTCGAAATGCCCAATAAGTATAGAAGCAGATGTAGTTTGAAGGAAATCCAAGCAATCATTTTCGTTATCATTTGTTATCCATGGCACTATGCCAATTTTGAGTGTATCAAATTGTAATTCTGTAGGTTTATCATATAAAATAATATTCTTAGAATCACCAAACAATTCATTTATTGAATTTATAAAATTGGTATTCTTGTAAAATGTATCATGATTACCAAGTGTAATGTGTAAATTAATATTATTGTCAGCAAAGAATCGAATAAATCTATCTTTTACTTGATGTAATGTATTAAAATTTACATACTTACGGCGATCCATCAAATCACCCATATGAATCACATCTTTGATGTTATTTTGATATAGATATGGGAAAAACTGCTCTTCGAAGAATTTAAGTGACTCTTCCAAAAAGAACAGTGAATCGTTTTTATGACCAAAATGTGTATCTGATATTATTGCAATTTTCACGACTTTTTACGTTTTCTTTTCTTTGGTTGAGTTTCTTTTTCCATCTTTTCTATATCATTCTCTGATAAATAAAAGTTTTTCTGTAGAAATTCAGCAAATGTGGCAGATTCGTTGTGTTCCTTTAACCATTCAGAAAATTTAGCATCTATATTATGCATTTCTAGACATTTATATTTAATATATGCTTGTTTCTTTTCTTTTTCAATTCTTCGAAGAAATGCAAAATAAATTATTTGTGTGAAATATGAGAATGGATTCTTTGATTTGGAATCATCAAAATTATGTGCATATTGCAAACAATTTTCAACACCATCACTTATCATATCTTCCCTGAATGGGTAGTTGATAAAATTAGGTCTTTGGGATAAATGTTCAGCAATCTTCATAAAGCATTCACCAATATAGTTTGTAACTGGTGGTATTGGTTGTTTCTTCTTTAATGCTTTATTCACAACCTTTTTCCAAGAATTCATTTCTGTTAGAAATTCTTCGTTATTTATATAATGTTTTAACTTTTTGTCTTTTTTTATTTCTTCCATATCGTCATTATACATCATATTCGATATACTTTCAATATTAATTTAAAAAAATGTCAAGATTGCTCTTGACACGTTTTAAATAGATAATTATAATTACTTTGTCTGGTATAAGGAAGACTAGGTTTCTTCAAGATCTTAGAGATAATCATCTGACTTGGGATCTGGATTCCAATCACTAAACTTGTTACCATAATCTTTACGAGTTTTCTCATCACCAGTAAATTTTGCTTTCTTCTTTACCTGATCAATCATAGTTTGAATCATTTCTGGATCTAGTATACCAGCAGAAATTAGATTCATAATTGCTTCAGGTGGAATTACCATATTCAAATAAATCATTGGTCTATCCTGAAATTCTTTAGGAATAATATTATTTTCTATATTCTTCTTACGCTTACGACGCTTTCTGCGTCGTTTTTCTTCTCTTTCAATTTCTTCATATGGAATTTCATCTTCAAAAGGAATCTCATCTCCAGAGGATGATGGATTGAATATCTGCTCCATAATAGCATCAACATCTTTCATGTACTGTTCTATTTCTTGTTCAGAAAGATTATTTTTCAATTTTTCTTCATTTTCATTTTTCTCTTTTTCAAGAGTATAATGACGTACACATTTCTTACTAGCATCAATTATTGCCACGACTCTATCTTTACTTAATTCAATAGTTTTTATATCACTATTATTTAACCAATCCTTCATAAAAGTAACATCTACACCAAGTCCATTTTCATCGGACATAGTGGTTGTTAAAAATACCATCGGATTGTTTACTATGTATTTTTCGGAGTCTTCTTGAACGTCGGCAATTAATTCTTCGCCATTGCTCAATTTGAGTATTTTACAATTCATTGCTCCTCCTATAATCTTATGTTCTTGATATCGAACGTAAACTTCTCTTTAGTATATAGGTCAAGCCTCTCATCCATATGTCTGAGGGTGTGATTTCTATATGACTTCCAGGATAAATTATCACCAATATCGAACACAGTAGCCTTATCTTTTCTGTCTGATTTACGAAGACCTCTACCAATAGATTGTAATATTCTTACGACAGATTTTGATGGAGATGCAAATATAATTGCATTTATGTTTTTAATATTAATACCAGTGCTACAAGTACCATAAGATGCAACAAGAATACTATTTGTGTGCTTATCAACGATATTTCTAATCAATTCTCGTTGTTCAATATCAGTCTTCCCATATATCATAAATGTATCTTTAGTTTTAGACTTATTTAATTGATTAAACAATGGTATACCATGTTTTTCAACAAAATTAAATAGAACCAGAACATTACCAGGAATATTATTGGCCAAATTACAGATAAAATTATTTCTTTTCGTATTAGTAATGAGCCATTCCATTTCATGTTGATAGCTGCACTTCTTAATATCTTGATATTCTTTAGTATCATAATTTAATAATATTGAATGGATAGTTAAATTTGATAAGATTTTATCATCCATTAATATTTTAGTTGTAGTTACAGAAAAACATCTACCAAATAACCCCTCAATCATTAATTTATGAGCCTGGGTATTATCTAATGTACCAGTTGTTCCAGTTCGGAAAACACAATTCTTACATTTTTTCATCATGGTCGATAAAGATTTTGCTTTATAAAGATGAACTTCATCCCCAAAGACACCATAAAAATTCTTGAAAAATGAATCTGGCTCCTTGTATATACTTTGCCAAGTAGATATCACAATCCTTCGATTTATTTCTTTTGATTTTCCTTGAAATATTGTATGTATTTGTCTTAAGATATTCTTATCATGATTACAATAATCTGAAAAATCACCAGCCATTTGAGTAACAAGACCTGTGGTTGGTACAATAATTAGATATTTACTATTTTCATTATGATCTAAAAGATACTTGAGTGTGAGATATATGATTAATGACTTACCAGAGCCAGTAGGAGACAGCAGGAGACTTCGATTCTTTGTAAGAGCATGAATGACAGCATCTATTTGGTGGGCGTGTGGAATAATCTCCTTGCCTCCAGAATAAATCTTTTGATTATTCAACCATTCTCTTATATCAGTCTCTGTTATTTTTTTAATTTCAATTCCATGTATTTCGTATTTGTACATACGTTCTTCACAGAATTTTACAATATAATCCAACAATCCAACATATATCGTCTGGGCTGCTAAATTAAATAATTTAATCGTACCATCCCATTTTTTCTTTTTATATGCTGGTGTAAACTGATGATTTGGTACTTTAAATGTAAAAAATCCAGAAAGCTCTTTCGCAATCGAAGGCTCACAGTCGATTTTCAAATATACTTCATCGACTTTATGAATCTTTAACATTATACACCTTGAGTAAATTTAATCCATTCGATTGATGCTCGAATAGACCAAATTTTGTTTGAAATAATTTTAACTACACTTTCTAGATAATTGACTTTTTCTTTTTGCATAGTTACCTTTAATTCAAGTTGAATTACATCTTTATCACTGTCAATAAATTTATCTAAATCTTGACGTATTAGTGCTAATTCAAATGGTTCCCATCCTAAATCGTGTAGTTGTTCTTCACTCAATTTTCCAGAGTAATATAGCCATTTATTTCTTTTTAGAACATTTAAATCTGTTTCAAACTTAGCCAATACTAGTTTTTCATCAGACAATATACAAAGATATTTGTTATGTTGTTGAGGAACAACCGAGGCTTCGTGATCTAAATTTGTATTATCAATGAGGACATCATCCTCTACCATTTTTTTAATATCATTTAGTGTCATATTATAAAGTCTTATCTTCAAAAATATCAAAGTGTGTATATGTAAATACTGCCGAGGCAATCACAACATCAGTATCATTTAAAGTAACATCAAAATCTAATCCAGATAAAAAACTAGGAAATATATTATAAAACTTATATGTGATAATTGGATTATACTGACTGTTCAAAATAACCAATGTAGCATCAGATGTTTTATGTATATCCTTTAATTCCTGTACATTATCTGTGTATGGAGCCAAACCCTTCATCCAATCGAACAATTCTTTATAATTCATCATATATTCATCAACTGGAAAACTAACCTGTAGATCTTCAAATTGAAATCTATTTCCAGCTAGACGTATATCTATTGGTGTTGGGTTAGACTGTGGTGATATACCAATACTCAGAGAAGGTAAATTAACTCGTTGAAGAAAATAACTCATTGTTGGACATCTACTCAATGTAAATACAAATCTATTCTGTAGAAGAAAGTTTGTATTTACTGGTATAGATGGATTTGATGAATAAAAATCACCAGGCAAATTTGCCTTTACAGAAGCTGGTATATTTGCTGGATTAAACATACTATTATTTATGCAATGAAAAAGGGTGGCTTTCGCCACCCTTTTCCTTATAAACTTTACGGATTATTATCAGGTATTGAAGCCTGAATCAAGACCATGGAGATTGGTTACACGAGTAAGTCTGTAATAGACGTTAGTACCAGCATCCAAACCATCAGCGTTTGTGCTGATTACATCACGACCCTTGGCGAATGGATTTGCAACCATGCCGTAACGAGTCTTGAAGCCAATCTTGGGTTGGAAGGTATCTTGACCGACTGCACGTACCATTTGTAGCGGAACGTATGGGCAGTAGAACATACCAGCGTCATATGGGGATTGACCCTTATAACCAACCATGAAGAAGTCAACACCAGCAGGAACGAATGGATCGATGAAGACCTTGTACTTGCCGTTGAGAACGCCTGCGAAGACGTTACCAGTATCATCAACATTCATATTGACGTTGAGTGCTGGTGAGAGATTAAGGAATCCACCCATTGCGAGAGCAGAAGCAACATCTGCGCTGCAAAGAATGAAGTTACCCTTGCCTCTACGAGTTTCTTTCGCAATGACGTTTGCTTCACGTTCAATTTGGAACATGAGGCCACGATATCTTTCAGCTGACCAACGACCGTCAGAATCTGTTGAGAGATCGTATGAACCAGAGTATGAAAGATCGCTTTGCTGTGAACCTGACTTGGCAATGGTGTAAACTGCACGGAGAATTTCGCGGTTGATTTCGTTCAAGATTTCAGTTGAAAGAATATTTGCGAGTTCTGCCTCAGCATCAAGACCGTGAACAGCCTTGAGATCTTGTGCAAGTTCAGTTGTGTATTCTGCCTTGAGTGCGCGTGTACGAGCTTGTACTGCGACACGTTCAATGCTGAATGACATTTCCTTGAATGGATTACCAGCCTCACCGAGTGCTTCTGCATTTTGTGTAAGGAAACCACGGAATCTGCTGAAGAGATTTTTACGATCTGGTGAAGCATTCCAGCTACCAGATGAAGCACCTAGAGCAAATGGGTTGGTGTATGTTGAACCTTCGTTATTGTTATTAACACCAGTTGAACCAGATGCACCAGCGAAGGATGCGATTGGTTCATCATACATTGCCTCAAGACCAGCTTGATTTTCGTATCTTGAACGGAATGCAAAGATAAGACCAGTTGGTGCTGACATTGGTTGAACGCTTGCTACATCATAAGCAACGACGTTAGGCATTGCACGACGAACAAGGCTGATGAGGATTGGATCATAACCAGCGAGAGCTGATGTTGATGCGCCACCTTGAGCTACTTGATCAGCTTTAAAATTGCCACCCATAGCATTTACAGGTGCTTCTGTGAGGAAATCACTTGCACCTTCTCTGAGTGCCTTCTTTTGATTCTCAAGAAGAACTGCGGTATTACGACGACGTTGAATGTCATTGATCTTGTCTAATTCTGGGTGATCAATGATTGGGGACCACTTCTCAAGAAGTTGGTCATAAGGGGTTATTCCATTAAAATCCATTTTATTTCTCCTATTTTCTTTTTGTTAAATTAACCTTTTATGGCTTTGAGATGCTTACTGATTGAATTGACATAAACATTCATATCTTCATTGATAAGTGGTTTAGATGAAGTAGTAGTTTCTTCGGTGAGGCTTTCTGCTTCAGGTGACTTACCATTAAAATATGACTCTTTGAGTATTTTTACTTTTTCTTTGTATTGATCAACTGAATTGAATTCAATAGACTCGCAGAGTGAAGCAAGTTTTTCAACTTCTGTATCTGCAAGATCTGATGAAAGTTCCATGAAAACATTAGCACATTCATTTACAATATTTTTCTCTTGTAATTCCATGTGCTGTTTCATGAGTTGATTAAGATTTTCTTCAAGTTGACGATTCTCGGCAAATAATTCATCAACGAGATCGACCTTTTCTTCTGGAACTTCAATATAGTTATTTTCAAACAACTCTTTGAGTCCTTGGATAAAGTTTTCGGCAATCTCGGTACGGAAACCTTGCTCGACTTGAAGACGATTTTCTTCCATCCATTCATTGAGAACATATCCAAGATAACCGTCTACTTGCTCAGTGAGAGTAGATGCTACTGCGGATACTTCTTCCTCAATTACTTCTTGTGATGCTTGTAAAATTGCTTGTTCGATGATTGCTACTTTTTCATTCAAAGCAGCTTCAAACAAGGTTGCAGCCTTTGCTTTGAATTCATCTGAAAGATCCTGTCCTTCAAAAAGTGCATCAACATAATCAGTAATATCTACTTTTACTGATTCTTTGGTTTCTTCCATATCACCTTCTGGTTCTTCTGTGGTGTTTTGCTTTGGTGCTGCACCACCTTGAGGTGAAAGTGAAGCCATGTTTGCTTTTGCTAAACCGTCTTTTGCAATTGGTTTAGCAAACATAGGAGTTACGCCATTCGAGGCGAAAGTTCCCTTTCCTGTTGCATCTTGTACATCTTGACCTTGATTCATAATTTTCTCCGTAAGTAATATTATTTATATTTTTTATTATTTACATAACGATATGTAACGTCTATTATGGGGTTATTTGGTATGGTGTTGCCCTAGCATTTTGTTGAGCAATTAAATCTTTTAATCTGTTTTCTGTTGCTCTTAATGCAGCAATACGACTTATTCTAGAAGATCTTGGTAACAAATCTATTTCTTGAGCAGATCTTCTCGCAAATTCTTGTTGAGTTGACCTTATTTGTGATGCTAATTGAGCAGTAGTTATTAATGGTTTTGGACCAGATGTAGCTGTTACTGGAGATGTAGATGTTTGTGGTTCTTGAGGTTGATTTGTTCTAAAAGCATTTGATACAGCTCTACCAGCTCTCACAACACTACCTAAGTTTTTTACTCCCTTTAAAACATCAGTTTGAACATTACCACGTGCGGTTGGAAGATTTAAACCACTAGATAAAGCAGTCCTAATAGCCATTTGCCCAAGTTTAGGTAAAGCAGCCGCCATAATAGATGGTTTTTGTACAGGCAATGCACCCATTTTTTGACTATATTGACCAGTTGTTATTGGACCCCTAACAGCTCTCAATCCTTTTCTGGCAGCAAGTGCTAATCTACTACCTAATTTCTGAAATAGTGGAGTACCACCACTAAAGAATTGTTCATTGATTTGTTTTATACTATTATTTTCTTTTAAATCATTATGAACTTTACAGTAAATAGCATATCTTGCATTTCTGCAAGATATGCTTGATGAAATATTTGTTTCGTTTTTCATAACTTTCTCAAAAAGTTTTCAAACATTTTTATGGCTTTTTTTTCCATATCTTTTTTACTGGTCTTTTGCAATTGTTTTTTCATTTCAGACAATTCTTTTTCTCTAAGTAATCCATTGTGCCATACCCACTCTTTTCCTTCCAGAATACCATTTACAAAGGCATCTGGAGCTGATGGATCAGCAACAATATCAATAGCACTTAAAGTAAAGTCTGATTGAACTTCATTAATTTCGTTTACTCTTTTTAATGTTCCCATACCTCTTGAAGAAACACCCAATAAAGCACCTTCATCAATCAATGATTTAACAATTTTACCCATCGGTGTATCTAATATTTTAGCTTTACCGATGAAATTATTACCTTCTTGATTTAATTCTACAATCATGTGTGAGACACGATCTAGATTTACAGATGGACCAGATGGGTGATTTAATTCACCTAGAGCACGTTTTTTATCAACGTATTCCTTGACATAACGGCCACACTCGTTTTCAAGAATATTAATGCTATATTTTCTTCCATTACGATTCACAGTTTCACCTTGCATCATAATACCTTCAATGTAATAATTTTTACCATTGTCGGTAGACTCTACAAGAGTTTTTACGTTTTCAATTGTTTCTGTGATTAACTTCATGGAATTCCTTATTCTTTGGTTTCTTCTTCACAGTCTTCGCAAATTTCTTCTTCTGAAAGTAATTCTTCTGCTATTTCGGCTATTTCTTCTTCTGTGAGTTCTTCACCAAGTTCTGCTTCTATTTCTTCGACAATCGCAGTCAATTCTGTCATAAATTCTTCTTCAATGAGATCATCATCAGAATCTATTTCTTCATTTGTATTTTGTTTAATTTTCTCAGATCTATTTTTTAAATACTCATCGCTATCGTCTTTATCACCATCTTCATCAATATCTTCATCATTATCTTCGTCTTCATAATCTATTTCATCTTCACTGTCTTCTTCTTTATCATCTTCTTTCATTTTTTTCTTAGCTTCATGAATTTCCAACTCTTCTTGTGTCATGAACACAGTTGGTGCGTAGTCTTCTAGACGTTGCTCAAGCATTACACCAAGTTTAGTGTAAAGGCGTTCATTTAATACATCTTTAGCTTGTGATAACTTATTTTCCATTATAAGGGGTATAAGATCAGAAAAATTATTCATTGTTTGCTCCTAGTTCTTTTATTATTTATTTTTTTAAGATTTTCTGTAAAAT